TGGTGGTGCTAGTATATCTATTAAGATAACAGCACTCCCTAGGAATATGTCATCTCCAATTCACACAGAGACAGTTACAATAAATGCAGCTGGTACAATATCTCCTGATGCTACACTAGCTAACATCGGTACAATATCATCTGTTAACTTCTCATCTAATCAATTTAGTTTTACACCAGACACATCGTCAGGTGGTACAGTGTATAAAGTGTCTGTACAAACAGCACCTATCTCTTCAGTAACTTGTGGAGTTCTAAGATCTTATGGTAATCTCTTAGTTGCAGGTAATCTAAAAGAAACAGGTGGACGTACTCTCACAGGTACTGTAAGAACATCTGATGTTGCCCCTCCAGGATCTATCCCTGAGAATTGGAACCCTTTTAAGAATGGTGCTAACACAGCAGACGAGTTTATACTTGCGTCTACAGGTACAATTCAAGACATGGCAGAGATGCAAGGTGTTATGTATGTATATACAGACTCATCTATACACTCTATACAACAGACAAGTTCACCTGCTGTTCCATTTCAAATAGCAACTGTAACAGACAACTATGGTGTAAACAATATTGATGGTGTTCTCGAAGTAGATGGTAAACACATTGTATATGGCAGTAATGATTGCTATGCTTTTGGAGGACATCCAGGATCTATATCTTCAATATCTGCTGGGAGAGTCAGGAGTTTTTTTAGGAATGGTACAACAATAAAGATTGTAAGATTTAATAAGTATGATGAACTTTGGTTTTGGTCTACTGCTGGTATATATGTTTGGAACTATCGTAATAACGTGTGGACAAAAAGAGATTTACCTACAGGAACTATTTCTGCCAATGCTTCAAGAAGTGATTTACTTTATGCTGCACCTACTAAAGTCGTAGGGGTAGATGGTACTGCGTTTATGGATGGTGCATTCCTTGAGCGTCAACGATTAGCATTGACACCTGAGTTTGACACTGAGAGTGTAGCTGGTATGGTTCTGTTATTCGATGGTCCTTCTAAGGCAACTATCTCTTATGATGGTACAGACAAGGTTGGACAATCTGTAGACTACGCATCTAAACCTGCCTTAAACTTTGACACAACTTTGAATTACAAAGCAGACGTTAGATTTAATGGTAGATTTTTAAATTATAAAATTACAAATCAAACTGGTGAAGTGACCTTAGATTGGGATCTCTCAGGATATCAAATAGAATTAAGTAAAGGAGGATTCAAGTAATGTCTATAATAAGACCACCCTACACAGGTGATGCTGTTTTAGACTCTTGGACAAATCAAATAACCCAACAATTAAATATGGGATTAACTCCAGGAATTGACACATCCTCTGGGGCTAGTAGTTCTGGCTCTAATGGTAATACTATAATTTACCTTTATCAAAAGAGTAGTAGTGCTTCTGCACCAGCTGCACCGACATTAGTCTCTTATGATTACTCAGATATAAATAATGTCACAGTAACTGCTAATGGTGGTTGGACTAGTGCTGTACCTGCAACAAGTTTAAAATACCTATGGGTTACTTTTAGATATGTTTCAAAACTAATAGATACTATAACAGGTTCTAATACATGGAACACACCAGTTCTTCTTGCATCTAATGGAGATAATGGAGATCCTGGAGCAACTGGACCTGCAGGTTTAAATACAGCTACTATATTACTCCATAATAAAAACAACACTAACTCTGCACCTTCATTGTTTAGTGGTACATTTACATATACCTTTGCTACAGGGGTGTTGTCAGGTGGTACACTTAATGGATGGACACAAGCTGCACCTTCTTTAAGTGCTGGTGAGTTTTTATTTAGTTCATCGGCTGTTGCATCTGCTAACACAGCAACCGATACAGTAGCTTCTTCTGAGTTTAGTACTCCACAAGTTACAAGTATTGCTGGAACTAATGGTGATGTTACTAGAACATTGTATTTATATGATGCTAGTGTAAATCAACCATCTGCTATTGCAAGCAATGCTGGCTTTAACTCATCAACAGGTAATGCCTCTAATACTGGAACATGGACAACCACTGTGCCATCAATACCTGCGGGTCAAGGTCTTTGGATTGCCTCTGCTACTATTACTAGAACTAATAATGCTGGATCGTTTGTAGGTGGAGGTTGGACAATATATAGAGGATCAGGATATGATGGCTCTGATGGTCCTAGGTTTGCAACAAGACGTTTTTATAGAGCTTGGGATGGAGGAGTACCACCAGTACCGACTGCTACTATAACTTGGTCAACGGGAAATGCTGTGTCAACTGGTACATATGCTCAATATTGGTCATTAACCCCACCAACTCAAATAGCTGGGTCTACTACTATAGTTTATTTTTCTGATATGTTTTTTGTAGACACATCAGGATCAGCTACAACTACAGCAGCTACTGGATCAACACCTAAAGCAGGGACTTCATTTTCAGGACTTGTAACATTTAACAGTGGTGATTTTAAACTTGATGGTTCTACTATTACAACTATTGATGGTGGTAATATTACTGCTGGATCTTTAAATGTAACTACAGCTGATATTGGAAACCTCCAAGTTACTTCAGCTCAAATTGCAGATTTAACAGTTGGAACTTTAAAAATAACAGGCAACGCTGTGTCTCAAACAACGACTGCTATTTGGCCCTACCCAGCAAATATTGCTACAGGGAATGCTCGGTACGTTTTAGGTAATTTTCAACACCCATGTACAGCTGGTGTCCCTATTGAATTCACAGCTTCGGTTGTATTTGGAGAACAAACAGGTCAAGCTATACCAAATAACGGTTCTTTATTTAATCTTCAAATGGATTTAGGAAGTAATTATAATTCAGGTGGTAATTATTTTATATTCACATCTGGCACAGGATTACAAACAGAAAATCCAATAGTTCAAACAACTTTTACAAGGGTTAATGGTTATGTAAGTGGAAGTCAAGTTTTAAATTATAAAAATATAATAATTCCTGGATTAACTCGTATAAATAATTTTGAATTTAGATTGTTTTCTAATGAAATAAATACAGCTACTGGTACAAACACTGCTACAAATATTAGACTTTTTTCTGGAAATTTTCAAATAAGAACTCTTTTGAGGTAATTAAAATATGTATGAATATTATCAAATTAGAAATTCAACTAATCTTGTAGACTTAAAACTATCTAGTGTAAACCCTTTAATTGACAATGATAACTTTTCTTATATAGACTTATCAACATTACCTTTAGATTTTGATTATTCAAAAAGATATATGTTAGTTGATGGATCTTTACAAGTATATGAAGAACCTCAGATTGTAGTTTCTGATACTATTTTAATTCGAGATGTTAGAAACAAAAGAGATAGATTGTTAGATGAATCTGATTGGACACAAGTTCCAGACTCACCAGCAAACTCTTCTGAATGGGCTACGTATCGTCAAGAACTCAGAGACATAACTGAAAATATAGATTTGTCAAATGTAACATGGCCTACTCCCCCAGAATAAGGAATACACAATGAGAATACTAAGCGGCCCTGAGTTGGCTGATCAATGGCATATTATAAAGCCACAGATAGAAGAAGCCATAGTGCATGGTAGTGGTGTTGTTACATCTCATGGGTTGTTTTTACAATGTCTAGGCGCAGTAGGTCAATGCTGGGTTCGAGATGAGGGTGGTGTTTGTATAACTCGCTTTGAAGAAATAGAAGGTAGAAAACAGTTAGCTGTAGTTGCCTGTACATCTCCAGGATGGTTCTCTCATGGACCAGAGTTATTAAAGATACTGGAAGAATTCGCACGTTCTACTAACTGCAAAAGAACTGTAGTGTATGGACGTAAAGGATGGGCTAAAGCCCTCAAAAAATATGGATATCGTGAGCCGTTTATAACGCTCATTAAGGAGGTTTAATTATGGGCGGTGGTGGAAATTCACAAACGACTACAACAAGTTTACCAGCATGGGCGCAACCTTATGTTGAATCAAGTTTAGGAAGTGCTGTAGATTTATATAAATCAGGAGCCTATGAGAATGTATCTGGTTTAACTCCAGAACAGATAACTGCTTTTGAAAGGCAAAAAGAACTAGCTGGTTCTGGTGGTGTGTACGATCAAGTTGCAGCTGATAGCTATGGAGCTACTCAAGCCTATAGAGATGCAGCTTCTGGCTCTGGTTTGTTTGGTGCAGATGCATTAGGTCAACAGACTACAGCCATGAAAGATTCTATTGGTACAGCTGTTGGTGATATACTAGGTCAACAACGAGGACAGTTTTCTCGTTTAGGAAACTTAGGTGGTGCTAGAGCACAACAATCTATGGACTCATCTGCTATGAAAGTAGGTGGGGATATGGCAGCTGCAGAACTAGCTAATAGACGATCAGCAGCCCTATCAGGTGCTGGTGGTGTACTAGGTGCAGGTAATACCTTACAACAACAGTTTGGTGCTGGTGCTAACACACTAGGTCAAGTAGGTACAGCTATCCAACAACAAAATCAAAACGAAGGTGATGCTGCTTATCAAGGAGTTCAAAGACTATTTGGTCTTTATGGATCTCCAGCAATAGGAAGTACTTCTACAAGAACAGGT